AGCGCATGAAGCGTATTATTAATTTGTCATATTCTTACCCTTGTGGGGGGAATATGTGAAGACTAATCGCCAAATGTGATGAACATTACTTCACCAATTTACAAGAAGACTATTTTACCAACTATAATAAAATATAAGGTAAAACTAGATGATAGGTTACATTGATCCTTTCCTCAGATTCATAATAAGTGATTTCTTATAATCATCTATAGAGTCCTGGATATGGCTTACTGTATGATACTCAGTTTAACAAAATAAACGGGTATTGACCTTAAAATCAATAGGTCTCACGGTTCGGTATCACCTTACTCAGCGTGATCTGTTAACCTAATTTTCCTTTTAACTTCATTGCAGCAAGTTTCTTAGCGAGTAACTCTCTAAGATTACCCTTGGCGGCGATTGAAGGATATCTAACCACAGGTTGATCAACCTGAGGTTTATGTTCTTTATATAAAGTCGCAAAATGTGATCGAACTACATCCGCTCGTTTGAGCAATAGTGAAGATCCTAGAGTAATGATATCGTTAATAGGTCTAAATTCTGAGGAGGTTAAAGATTCAGATGAAATATCATCTAAATCTAATAACTGAGTCCATAAGGTTTCTAAATCTAACGAACTATCAAAATCATAGGTATCTTTAACAGTTACCACAGTTTGATCCCAAGTAGAATGAATCTCTTCATACATGGGCAGTAATACTGCCTGAAGGGGTTCACCTACCTCTATCCAAGCTTTTTCAAAAGCAGGTGATGTAAATACATCAGCGTAGGAAGGATCAAATCGGTTATGGGGAGTTAGCATACTGAAAAAGAAAGACTTAAATTCAGATGGATTTCGAGGTAAGTAACTCTGTTTTACAGAATTAGCTGTTTTACGACCTAAATCCTTTAAGTATTCTAATTGTTCTGGTAAAATGGCTCGTTTTCCAGGTTTATTAAAACTAGGAGAACACAACCAATCTTTATAAGAAACTAATTTAGAAAAGGGCATGCCTGGGTAGGATAGTAAAAGTAAACTTTTACGCATCCCAGAACCAAGCTTCTCAAATCTAGTATTAATTCTAGATAAAGCTTTATATCCATGTCCGAGGAATGATAGTAATTCAGAAATACGAGTATTTCTTACTGTACTAATTCTTGTGAATAATTGTAGCAACCCTCTAATATCATATTTAGATACGGCCATTTCTCTGAAAGAAAGACCGGAAACATCTTGATACTTAAAGAAGAATCTTTTAGCGAATTCAAGAGAACCATTGTCGGAAATGACAGATTTGGATAAGTTTATCTCAATATCCCATTCCCGGGCAATGTCTAAATAAGATCTGGCAACCTTTTTGTCAGCAATGACTAAGTCATCACCGAGTACTAAGTAGAAGGAAAATTCTCTATAACCTACTCGAAGCGCGGCCATTCGAACCATTATATGGTGAGTTAAGGCAAGCATGGCCCAGGAAGACAGAGCTCCCATGGGTTGGCCTGTTGCATATTTAACAGCGTCCACATACGGAATTCTTTGTCCGTCTTTACCAGGTTTACTTAATTTCAGAGAAAGATAAGGATTATCCTTTTCTTTCTCAGGATCGATACCCAAGCTAACACAAGATATGGCCTTCGGGTCCCAATTAGGTGTAGATAGTTGATACCATCTAGACGTTAAAAAGGTTGCCCAATCGGAACCAAAATTACGTTCTAACATTGTATCCAATATTAGAGCTTGAGCGGATACTGGTATTCTATCAGTAGCAGCGGTTAAATCAAAGGAGAAAACTTCTTTGATACCGTTGTCCTTTAGACGTTCCACAAATGTACTCAAAGTCAAACTTTGATTATGAGTCGCATCCTCTGGGATTTTTCTAAGAAAATTAAATATTCCTTTATGTAAAGGTGCTAAAAGCCATTGTGTAAAACAATCTACCATAGCAAACACTCGTATTTTACCTGCTGGTTCAACTTTGAAGGATAATTTTCCTAAAAAGCGATCTTTAAGGTATGTATCATCCGAAAGATAGTTACTATAAAAGTTAAAATCTTCTCTTACTCTAAATAATATAGAGTCAGGGATACATTTTACGGCCTCTTGGCAGTGTTGAATAACACGTACCAAAGGATGCATTAGACCAGGGGCTTTTCCTTTCAGAAAAGATGATCTAATAGCGAGTCTAAAATAGATTGGAAACATTTTCGTCTGTGCGTATGCTCTTAGACTACCAACAATAGCGTAAATGGAAGTAGAATAACTAGAAATATTTCTAGTAGCTACCGGTACCGTTAAGGTGTTGGGTGAAGACGATGCTATCCAGAAAGGTTTTAAACTTTCCTTGGATAGATCCTCAATTAAATTAGATCTAAATTGATCTTTTAAAGATTGAGTGGCCTTCACGAGCTCATCCTTATTGATACGTGCTTTAGTTGGAGTTATAATCGTAGATATCTTAAGTCTACCAGTGTAATCGATTACTCGATAAACACTGAATAACGTTAACCAAAGACGTATATATAAGATATTGCCTTCACGAATCTTCATTCTGTGAAGTTTTGGAATAATACGAGGTAAACCTCGATTAGTTCTAGCAATACTTATTCCGAGTTCTTGTGTTGAATGGTGCTGTGCACCAGCAAGAGCTTGCATTAATAAGGAGACACAACATTTAAGGTACTTAGCAACAAAGCTAGGACCATTTTTAGTATTAAGATAATGTAGATAACGAACATAAGTTACGATCACTTTAACAAAAGAATTTGTGATAGAGCCTTTCACTAGCAACACACCTTTTAACAGGTGGTTTACCAGTGGTCGCCCCGCTTTTACACGAAGCATACCCGAAAAAGAGGGTACTAATAATTTAATAATACGGAATGAAAAGTTGTTAAAAGAATTTAATAATTTTATCATAAGTATTTTTATATTTGTTAATACCATTTTTCCTTCAGTTTCCTCTTGCGAGGGCTGCAGGTAGGTTATACAACCTTAGTTTGGTGAACTAATTAAGGATCGTTAGTCATTTATTAATGCTATTGTTACCACCCACTACTTACTGACCTCAGTGAGGCCCTTTTCGTATTGTAACAAGGGAACAGTGAATACCAACTAACACCTTTCTAATATCTTTTGGATAAAAGGTATAATCAGCGCTCGGGGTGCACACCCTGACCGAAGCCAGACGTATGTCACTATCTCACTATGAGATAAGATAAGATGGAAACA